CTTCAGGTTCTTCTTTATCATAATTTAATTCTGTAAACTTTTCCATATGTTATAGTATTTAATATATTTATTATTATATATTTTATTTTTATTATTTAATTAAAAAATTCATTGGCAGTTGAAATTTGTTTATCACCATAAGAATAACCAATAACATCATCTGACAGATCATCAATTATAAACTTAATATCATCACTAGTTAAAAATGACGTTGGTATAACATTATACATTGTTTGACTAACATAAATGTTAACTTGTATATTTCTAGTATTTACTCTATTCTTTCTTAGTTTTTTAACAAATTTTTTAATTTTTCTATGCAACAAATTATTTTTCATAATTAGTTTTTCTTGTTCTTTTTCTTCATATACTTTATAATACGATTTTATAATTAAAATACTGTATAATATTATTACAAAAGTATTAGGAATTATATAATATATTGTAGAATAATGTAATATACTATACGTAAGTGATGTTGTCATAAAAATAGTTAACAATGAAAAAGTAACAAAAAGATTATAATATAACATTACTTCTAACAAAATTGGAAAATCTAATTTTTTTGTCATAACATAAATGTTTTTAATTAATACTACAAATATATTAATTATTAATTAAATAAAAAAAAATTAAATATTTCTTGCTTCTTTTGATCTATAATCTACAATTGGTAATTTATCTTGTTTATTTGCGTTATCAGCAAGTATTAATTTGCCACTTTCTCTTATAATTGTTTGTGATAATATCATTTGCAAATTGTTTAAATTTAGTGCTTCTTTAAATATTCTAATATTTGTCATTTTCATATCACTACCATATATTGATACGTTAGTATTTATATTATATTCAATTGGATTTAACGTTCCACTATCTCCTTTAACTAATACTAATTCTGGATTCATATAACTTTGAGGATTAACATCTGATTTTCTTCTGTAAATAAAACATTCCCATCTTTGTTGAACTTGATTCATTATAAATACTAATGCATACCAGTGATTTATTTGTAATTCTGTAGCTGGAACTTCTATTAGTTGATCTCCCCATTCAATATCAATAATACTATTAGAATATGTTATTTTATATCCATTAACAGATCTATTTTGTATAATTTGATTAGATATTATATTGTATAATAAATCTTGTTTTTGTGATTTTAAATTTATCCAAAATATAAATGATCTATTATCTCCTTTTTTAAGAATATTATCTTTTTGACTATATAAAATTGCTATTCTATCAGGTGAAACATTTGAAAAATCATAATAGTTATTAGCTATAATATTAGGACCATTAAAAATTGGATTTGGCATAATTCTAACTAATGAATTTAGCTCAGTTCTAGTTTCATCATGTGTTAATGCTTGTAGTTGAGGTTTATTAGATATATTTTTAGTTTCTTGTTCAACTTCTTCTTTAAATAATGAATCTAATGAATTATTTTTAGTTAATTCTTCAATAGATTGTTGAATATCTATAGTTGGTTTAATATGTAAATTATTTTGTGCTTTACTTAATACTACTTCATAATATACACTAGTGTTTAAAAAATCTTTATGTAATTGCGCATGATCTACTTGATATAATCTATTTGTTTCACATAAAAATAGCATATCCCATTTTCTTGGACGTTCTTCAATTCCAAAAGTTTTTTTAAATTCATCTCGTGTAATATGAACAGTGAACATTTCAAATAAATCTAAATCAAATGGTGTAAAATTAATTTGATTACTTGGAAATTTATTTTGATCAACTAGTATTTTTATTTCTTTTTCTTCTATAACATGTGAAATTGAATATTCATGTAAAATTACGTCTCTACCTTGTTGGTCTGGGTCAGTTTTATAATATACAACTTTCCATCCAAATGTTTGATTTATATCTTCAGTTATTTTTTTATATAAATTAGTAGCTTTTAAATCATATGGATTCCATTTATTTTTAGTAAATCTGTCATCACATGTCATATATTTTTCAAACTCTGCTGGAGGATAACTTGGAACTGTACACGCTGCTCCATCATCGTATTGACAATCATTTCTAAATCCAAGTTTACCCATTTTAGCGTAATTTTGAGTTACATTTTGAACATCACCAATTATTTCTAAATCCCATACTTTTATTTCTCCAGTTGGATCATCTCCTTTTCTACAAAATTGAACTTCTATATACCAAAATCTTAATGGATCTATCTTTAAACTTAATAAGTTATCTTTATTTAAAGGCATCCATTTAGTCCATAATCGATTGTGTGTATGCGTTGTTCTAAATCGTGCATCTAAATATCTATTATCAGTTATGCCACCAACAATTAAATTATAATCATATAATTTAAATATTTTCCATTTATCATCTGGTGATATTATTACACACTGTTCTGGTTCAGTTAAAACAGCTTTTTGATTTGTTCTTTCTTTTTCAATTGTTCCATTTAAATCTACATACAACAAATACAATGAATAACCATCAGTTGGAGTAATAGTGTCTGTAGGTGCATCGGTGCGTTCTAACGCAATATATTTTATTTCAACATATAAGTCGTCTAACCAATTCCACTTATCTGGCATTTGCGAAAACTCCATCCAGGTTGACCAGCGTTTGTTATCAATTGACCATCGCCATTTTTTAATAAAGTATAAATAATCTATATCACCAACAACTTTATCAGTTAATTCGCAAAATTCACTTATATATTTTATTGGTTTATCATGTCGTATTAGTAATGTTTCATCTGCTTTAAATTCCCATGCGTTATTAATTATTTCTGAATCAGTTGTTCCACTATCTATTAGTTCTTCACCAGGTAGTACAGGCTCACTTTGGCCATTAGTTCCAAAATTTAATAAATTTGAATATTCGTTTAATAAGGTCCATGTTGCATGAAATGGACCTTCAACATTTGATATTACAGTTGGATTTAAATTAATTACAGCCACTTAAATAGTGTTTTTTTTATATATTAAAATATAATATATCAATATAAAATTTAATATATAATAAAAACATACATTTAATAGTCAATGGGATGCTGCGGACAAACAATAGGACGACCACACACAAATGATTTTTTAGGTACAAAGGATAATTCAAATATTAGATTTTCTAATAATTCAGTTGTTGTAACAGATGGTCCAAATACACTTGCAAAGATAGATTTGTGTGAACTTAATATACCATATGAACAATTCACACGAACATCTATAACACTTAAACCAAACGCGTCTAATGTACCATTACAATATGTAGGACTCCTTGGTTCAAATATTACGTATTTGTTATTAGTTGCGACTTATGAGTCATCTACTGTACATAGACCAACTTCAAATGATATGGATATGAATAATTGGTATGTTGATTATTTTTTTAAAACTGAACCTGATATAATTAGACATTTTGCGCAAATGATGGTTTTAACTGGAACTGAATATGCGCCAATATCAGAAGTGTTATTAAATAATCCAAGTCCAAATAGAAGCGTTAAAATTGATATTATAGCAGCAACTACAAGTACAGATATACAAGATTCAACTACGTCAATTAATGAATATTATGAAATAACTAACGCATTATGGACTGATATTTTAACTGATCCAAATTCAGGCGATTTTATAATATATTCTAAAGGATCTCCTGTTGCATATATTGATAGAACTAAAATTTCTAATATAGAAGTAAATGGAAGAATTTTATCATTTGATGATATCGCAGTAGGACAAATAGATATTACATTTATAGATGATTTTAACGCGAATCAAGCTAATTCTATTATAACATGGGCTATGAATGATTCAAATAACATTATTAGACTTGGAATGTCTGCAGATTTAGATGCTCCAGTTATAACATATAAAGACACATTTACAACTGAAATAATTTTAAATTTAGAAGGAACTAATTCTACTAATGCATTTAATGACATAATAACAAAACAAGATTTATACGCAATGTGGATTGAGTCTGTTATTGATAATAGAGACGGAGAACTTTTATTAGATGACACAAATATGACAATTATAGAATTAGAAACTGGAAATAACATAAATGCTATTACAAGACATGGAAAATATGATATTACTATTCAAGTAACTGATATAGCACAAAATATATTTAAAGACGCATTTTTAATTAATGTTAAAGACACTAAAGCAGCAAAACAAATTGTTAAAACGTGGATTACTAATTATATCAAAAATGGAGCAGAACAAAAATTAATATATTTACAAGATTATTCTGGCGATATGATTAAAAAACAAGATTTAATTGATTTAGTATTAGATAAAGTAATAGATGAACGAGATGGACTAATTCCTTTAAATATAAATAATATTAATGTTACAATATTACAAAATAACATAAACTTAGAATATATTACAGAAGAAAATATTTATTATATTCAATTTGAAGTGATAGATAATGATAAAAATACATCAACTATTTTATGGGAAAATGAAAATGTTATTTTAACAGATCAATTAAATAATCAAGTAGATCATATAATATTATTTATCCAACAAAATGAATCACCTGATGTACAGTGGAGACAACCTGAACCATATGAAATAGATTTATATCAATTTAATGTAAATGGAATAATATCTAAAAATCAATTATATACTTATCTAGTTTTAGATGTTATTGATGATCGAACAAACAGACAAAATATATTTTTAATAGATAGTAAAATAATTAAAACTCATGATTATAATGAAGAAACACAAGAATATGTTGGCATTGACCATGTAGAATTATATTATGTTGATTCAAAAGGAATATATACATACGAAGTACAACATATTGATTCAGATGCAGAAATAAGTACAGATTTAAAAACAATAACAATAATCTAATGTCAACTAATTGTAGTAATATAAAATCGAATAATTTAAATAATGTTAATATATCAAATACACCAACAGATTGTGTTAATTATAAATTAAAATCATTTTTACCATTATACAATGGTGAAAAATATATTCAAATCCGCGATGTAAATGGTATAATTAGATATAAAATTTATAATAATACTATATCAGCTAGATATATTAGTAAAAATATATTATTTCTTAAAGTTGTGTCAGAAAATAAAATTATACGTTTAGAATTTTCAACACCTGATGAAGCAACTCAAGCATTAATAGAATTTTCTAACATTTATAATATGATACGTTCATAATGTTTTTCAATATATTAAGATAATATATATAATAAAATAGTTGAATTTAAATATGTTACCTCATTTTACGAATATTATAACAGCAAATACGTTAAAAGAACCTATATATCAAAATTTATTTGAAATTACAATAACGTTGCCTCCAATAGTATCTACAAATTCTACTCATGAAACTAAAGTGTTATTAGAAAACGCTACAAGTATTGATTTAAAATTAACAGAGAATATCGAAACTAAAGAACAACATTTTAAATATTCTACTAGGGTGTACGCAACAACTCCAAATGCTCCTGTTGTATCTCCTCAAAATGTTAAAATTGATTTTAATATGAACCAAAATGAAGAAAAAGCAGTAGAAACATGGCTAATGTTAAAACGCTGGTATGATTTAGCATGGAATAGCCAAACTGGAGAGTTACATTATAAATCAGATATGATAGGTCAAATAACAGCAAATATTCATGATAGAACTGGTGAAGTTATTAGACGTGTAGATTTTATAAATTGTCAATTGTATAAATTAGACGGTGGATGGGATTTAGAATGGTCTGCAAATACAGATATTCAACAATGTTCTGGAACGTGGGTAGCAGATTATTGGATAGACACATATTTTGATTTAACAGATTCAAATTAAAAAATAAAATTATATTAAAATGGCATTACCACATTTTGTAAACTTAATATCTACAAACACTAAACATGAACCGATATATAAAAATTTATTTGAGGTTGTAGTAACATTGCCTCCTATTATAGAGACTCCAGATGCTCCTAGGTTACTTTTAGAAAATATTGTAACATTTACAGGTTTAAATGATGTAATAAAATCTTTGGATCCTGTCAATCAACAATTTAAGTATTCTTATAGAAATTTCTTAAAAACCCCGTCTGACTCGCATATTGAATTTGGTATAACTATGAATATAAATCAATCTGATAAAAAAGTTGTTGAAACATGGGCGTTAATGAAGCGATGGTATGATTTAATATGGAATAGTCAAACTGGAGAGTTACATTATAAGCATGAGTATATAGGAGGTTTAACTGTACAAGTGCATGATAGAAAAGGTGAAGTAATTAGACGTGTAGATTTTGTAAATTCGTTCATTAAAAGTTTAGGCGGATTTTCTTTTAGCTGGGGACAAGGTGATATAATTAAACCAATTGAAGTAAAATTTATTGCAGATTATTGGATTGACACTTATTTTGATATTACATAATTTTAATATTTATATAAAATAAATTAAAAATGAATTATATATTTTATTATATGATTCATTTTTTTATATTTGTAATAATAATCATTTAAATTTTATAAAATGGATAGTATTAAAGTAGTTGAACATTTTGTTAATGATGAAACTGGACATAGTATAAT